AAACTTGACGGCCCAGACCGAACTGCAGCTCCCCGGAGTGCCTTCCGCGTCGACGGTGAATTCGGACAGGATGGAATCGATCAACCCGGGGTGCCCCTTCGCATCGTGTCCGGTGCCCGTTCCGCCGGCGCTTGCTCCGCGGCCGTAAAAGAATTGTCGGCCGAGCAACTGCATTGCCGCTTCCATGATGGCCATCGCTTCATCCGCGATGAATGCATCCGGGCCATCGGACGCTCGGTCGGCCACGGCCTTATCCGCTTCCCAGCGCGGGTTGAGGATGTAGGTCTCGACCAAGCGGTTGATGTACTGCGACACCGACGGCGTGACCCCTTCGTTCGCATTGCGGAACGCGACCGTAGGCAGCGACACGCGCACGAGGGTTTCGTAGTTGATGCCTTCGATCGTGCGCACGGATCCGACACCCGGGATCCGGGTCCCTTCCTCGGTCATGCCGGAGATTTCCGGAATGAGCCTGGACGTTTCTTCGATCAGCGGGACGGCGCGATCCCGCGCGTTGCGCTTGGCCATGTCGAGCAGGGTGGGGTAACTGGGCATGGGACGGACTTCCTTGTCGGGATCGGGATTGAAAGTGCAACGGTCAGACTGTCAACACGGTCATTTGGGCTTGGTCGGTTGATTCAGCGCGGCGAATCGTTCGCGGGCCGAGAGTTCTTCGCCACCACTTGCCGGGTCTCCCTGCTTCGGGGCCGCGCTGAACTTGACGGGGTCGACGCCCAGCTTCGCAAAGGTGGCGATCTTTTCGTCGGCCGTTTTCAACTGAGCTCGCAGCGACAGGACCTCGGCCTTCAGCGCCTCTTCGAAACTGAGCGGTTTCAGGAAGTACTCGGCTCCGCGTTCGGCACCGAACATTTCGACGAATTTCCCCAGGCCGGAACGCATGCCTTCTTCGTCGTCTTCCTTGGCCTCGCCGTCGCCCTTCTTGTCCTCGTCTTCGGACGTGCCGTCGGCCTTGGTCTTCTCTTCGTCGTCCTCGGCCTCCTCCTTCCCTTCGGAATCATTGGCCTCGGATTTCTTGTCGTCGCCAGGCTCTTCCTTCTTGTCCTCTTCCTCCAGCTTGGAGAGAGAGGCCTGCAGTCGCTGCCAGAGCGTCAACTTGGGTTTCGGCATGGTCGATTCCTTGAGGCTGAGGCCAGACGTGGCCAAGTATTGAGACACAAAAGCGCGAAGCCGCTCCGGGGCGATGCTGAGCGCGGACAAGCGGGGGGCTTCGGTCGATCGACCGAAGACGTAATCGAGCAGCCCGCGGCCTTCACTGGCCAGCGGGTTCGCCCGGTGGAACAAACCGTTCGGGTTGGCGGCGGGATCGTCCACCACGTCGGCGGCGTACAGGTCCCGGATCCGAGCGTGTGGCAAGTTGTCCACGTTCTGGGGATCCGGCGACACGAACTGAGTCCTGGTCTCGATGACTTGTCCGCCATCGTCCTTCAGCTCGACCGTCTGGGTGTTTTCGGCCGTGAAGGCGTCTTCGGCGTCCCAATCGTGGGTGAACACGATCGACAGGCCGAATGCGGCGGGATCCTCGTCCGCCAGGTCCATGACGTAGCCGGCCAAGTCCCCGTCGGGAGCATTGTGCGCGGCCGCATAGAAATGCAGATCGCCATAGACCTGGTCACCTTCGACCGGGCCAGGTGTCACGCGGCCCAGGGCTTTGCCGGTCCCGTCGGCGCACCAGTCCGGATGCGCGAACCGACATTTCAGCCGGCCGGCAGCCGCGGCCAGGTCCGCAATCTGCTGCAGCATGACTTGGTCCACCCAGAAGCCATGCCCGAGGGCTTCCCCTCGCGAACAGAGCGACACCCGCCGGAGCAGGCCAGACTTGTACAGACCTCCGGCACGATCAGCCACGACCGGATCGGTCGCATCGGCTTCCAGCGCCACGCGGCGGGGCACTCGATCGAACTTCGACGGCTGTTCAAGCTTCTTGGTCATCGTCAACTCGCCAGGCCGGAAAGAGGGTTGGACGTGAACTGCCCCGGGTCGCTGCTGATCTGAATGAACTGAATCACCTTCGGATCCAGCGCAATGTCGTTGTCCTTCAGGAACTGCTGTTGCTCCTTCAGCCGGAGCATGTCGGCGAACCAGTCGCGGCCAGTGCGTTCGAGATAGATGTCCTCGTAGTTCCCGAGGCCTCCACCAATCGCCTGAATGTCCGCGTTGATTTCCTGCGATGGATTCCAGTAAGGCACACCCGCCGGATGCCAGGCGAATGGAATCTTGCCGATCGACCCGTTCGCAGGCAGCTGCAGCCGGCCTTGGGCAATCCACTGCGCGATCTTCCAGCGTGTGATCGGATCGAGCACGTTGACGCGCAGGTTCTGGCGTTTCGTCTTGCAGCTCTCAAGATAGAGCACCAGGGCCGCGCGCTGGCCGAAGAAATTGGTCAACCCCTCGTCATAGAAGCACAACGGGATGTCGAGGGCCTTCAGAGCGAAACCGATGGTGGATTTGAAGAATTGAAATGTGTCCTGGGACGGTGACTCGTCGCGCAGGAACTTCATGTCTTCACCCGGATCCAGCTCAAACTTGAACGGCCCGCGGCCGAGGTCAACCTTATACTTGGGCTGAGCGGGGGCGGCATCCTCCGCCTCTTCGTCGGCTTCCTCGTCGGGGATCTCCTCGTGACGGCCGAGGCCGTCCAGGGCCTCGGATGTGACCACGACACCGAAAGCCGTCCTTAGCTTCGCGACAGCCTTCGTGAGGTCTTGCCACTCGTAAGCGTCGATGAAGTCCGCCAGGCCAGCCGTGATCAGACCAATCCCGCGGACCTGGTCGCTTCGCTCGTTCGGCCAGTAGCCATGGAAACAGGCCGCGTCGGCCGGGATCTGCCGTGGGTTCTTGTAGCCACCGTAACGCACGCGCTCCCAGACGTTGTAGAACTCGGCTTTGCCGAATTGGTTCGTCCAGACGCCATGCGTCTTGAACTCGTCAATCGACATGCCGACGTCGTCCCGCAACCGATCGGTCTCAACCTGCTGCAGGTGTCCACTCGTCAGCTTGAGCAGCAGGTGGTCCCCAATGACTGCGGCCCGGGCCTCGGTCATCCGGACAATCCGGTCAAAGGTGTGCCGGCCCATGATGTCGCATTGGTCGGGATCGTGCGTCCATTCCTCCATCAGGTCCTGGACGGCGCTGTCGAAGGACGTCTTGGTCTGGCACGTGAACGAATGCCGCGCCACAAAGTCCAAGTGCTTGCCGACGGCCCAGCGGGCAATCGCGAAATTCCGGAGGCAGTCGTTGGCCTCGGCGACGAGCTGCTGGCGCTGACTCGCCTGCAACTCCAGATCCTCGGACCGGATCGAGGGGTTCGCCTGGTTCCGGCGGTCCGCATCTTCGACGATGTGGTAGCCGAGGCTGCTCCTGAGCGTCCGCCAGGCGGCGGCGATGCGTTCGAACATCACCGCAATCCCCGCAGGTCCACAGAACTCACCCGCGGCCGGCGGACGCGCTGGACGTCGTCCTCACGCATCAACTCCCGCAGCTCCCGGCGCAGGGATGCCAGGTCCAACTGCGTGGTCGTGCCGTCGACCGAAACGGACGTGGCACCAGACTGCAGGATTTCCCGGATTTCGGCGATACGAGCGGTGTTGTCTGCCATGCCCGGGGTTGTGCCCGGTGCGGCCAATTCTGTCACCGGCGGATAATGCGGAACGCATTAAATTCTTTTCGGCCGAAAACCGGGCCGGCCGAAATCCCCGCGCGAAATAAAGGCAGTCGCATCCCCTGACTGTTCCCGCAGGGGGCCTGAAGCAATTTTGCGAGAAAGGACCCGAAAGCAAAATTTCTGTGTGAGGGTTCGGCTTTTCGCTTCGGTTCATTTGTGTTCGGCGGATCGGTTCAGACTCAAGGGAGGAGAGGTCACGAAGGTGGGAAAGTGTCGTAAGAAGGCCCAAAAAAAAGGACGTCGTGTTGCGAGCACGACGCCCTCAAGGCCGAGTTCCATTCCTCGTAGGGTAGAAATCCAAACGGTAGAAAGGAGGCAGCCGATGGCAAAAGCCATCCTGATTCTCGCCATCTTTGATGCAATCATCAAGGTGGCGGTGGCAGTTATCAACTTCAGGAAGCGCTGAACCGGTAGCGCTCAACCGATCGGAGTACCGCTAATGTGTGTTAGCGGTACTCTTCCGAATCAACTCGACCAGCTTCACAGCGTCGGTCCTGGAGATTGACACGACCGCGCCGGAAACGAACCGAACATCGGCATGGTGCTCGTTCGCCGAATTGAAGTCTATCGACTCAATTGTCGCGATATTGATGTAGGTGCCGCTGCAGTCAAAGAGAACCATCGATAAACCTCCAGAAAGGACAGAATCCGCAACGACCGCATCATGCGCACAACCAGTACCCCATTCAATGGTTCAGAACAGGAGAACGGCGGCTCGGAAGTCGGCTTCGTCGGATCGTCCGTCGTGGAACAGGACCAGGCGCGAACCGATGGCCTCGCGTAATTCATCCAGCCAGCCAGGCGGCGGGGTTGTTGATTGGCCTGGGCCTGCGCTCGGCGCGGGTTGGCTTCCCCATGATCTGGACTTCATGCGGGCAATCGTCTCGGCGGGGTTCAGGTGAGCCAGGTAGCGTGACGTGATTGCGGCGTTGCTGTGGCCGAGCTGCTGCTGAATCAGATGAATCGGCAACCCCTCCCCCGCAAGCTCGAATGCGAGCGTGTGGCGTAGTCCATGGAAATGGACGCGTTTTGCAATCCCGGCTGATTTGGCCAGGCGGGGCATCAGGTTTCGCACGTATCGATCGTCCAGGCGTTCCCCGTCGAGCGTACAGAACAGGGTAGCCTCTGGGCCGATTCCTTTGGCCGTTCGGGCTTCGATCCAAGTTTCGATGATCGACCAGGCTTGGCGATCCAATCCGACGGTCCGGGCCTTGTCCCCCTTCCCATGCAGGATGCGGACCGTCTGCTGGGCAGAATCCAGATTCGCGGGCGTCAGAGACAGCGCCTCGTTGATTCTCAGGCCGGCTCTCCAGCCGATCACGATCAGGGCGCGATTCCGGTGTCCCGTCGCTCCCTTGCTGCATTGGTTCAGCAGTCGCTGCAGCTCGTCGGGCGTCAGGACTTCGGCGGGGCTCTTTTTCCCGCGGTTCGCTCCTCCCTTGGCACCAGGTGGTTCGCGAACTGCACGGTCTGCGGACCAGCCGCGGGCCAGTCGGCCGAGAATCGTCTGGACGGGGCAACCCAGATCCTGGGCGAATTGGACCAGAGATTTGGTCACCCCATCGATCGTCAGCGTATCACTGGGTTTGAGTTTGGTTGTCATCCCAGAACTCCAGTGAGCGGTCGCGGCGGTGTTGTCCGCATCTCAGGCAGTTGGTCGGCCGCAGGACGATGCGATTGTAGGGCCGACCTTCCGGCGTTCTCCCGGTTTGGACGATGACGGTTTTCCGGCGATACTCCGCGCGTTCTGTGCTCTTGCACTTAGGGCATGCGCTCGGAACGGCGTCGGCCTGCAGGTATTCCCGGTTCTCGGCACCAGGTGGACGGCCGCGGTCGGCGTTTTGTTGCTTGTTGCGGTTGCGTTT